AATAAAACTCTCCTTGACCGAAAGTTTTGAAGCCCACTTTATGTGGGCTTTTTTTATACTGGTGCTAGAGATTGTTGGAGAACGTGGTCGAGAATTGGAGTCTTGTCACGCACAGTAGCAGTAGCAGGAATAGGTCTATCTGGTAAATCAACAGAATTTGATGATGATGAAATAACTGGTGCAACAGAACCGGATGAACCAGAATTGTAACTTTCCAGATTCAAATTTTGATTTTCGTCTACAGCATTATTCATTCTTGCAGACATTGGCATTTGCTGTACCGGTTGAAGATTTGCACCATTATTTACTGCGGGTGGAGTTTGTGTTCCTTCACCACCCATAGGTGTTGCTGTTGGCACCGGTGCTGGTGTTCCTTCCGGTGAAGCGGCTGGTGTTGGTGTTGTACCCGTACTTGGTACTTGAGTTACTTTTGGTGTTCCATCAAAATTGTAATTCTCACCATATTTTTCATCCCACTGTTTTCTTTTCAATTCTGGTTTAAGGCCTGTTCCTGTTGGTCTTGGAGGAACATTATTAGTAGTTTGAGATTGTTTTTGTTCTGGAACTTCAAGGCCTTTTTGTGAGGCAATTTCTTTAAGTTTACTTTCTCCGCCAAGGTTTTGTAATTCTTTATATGATAATTTACCTTCTGCAAAATCATCTAATGCTTTTTGCGCCTCTTCCGGACCTTCTGTTATTCTTTTAGCAAGAAAATCATATCCACCCAGTCCTTTAATGTCATACTCAGAACCACCTAATGCCGCCTGAGCCTGTAATGGTGTAAGTATTCTACCATTCGGAACAAAATCAGCTATTTTTTGTAATCCGTAGGCTGCCGCTAAAACTGCACCTAAAGTAAGTGTGAGTGGATTAATTAAAAATGGCACTAAAAGTCTGGCGAGAGACAATAGTTTTTTTGAATTTTTAAATAAATCAAATAAACCTCCACCATCTTCTTCTTCTTTTCTCACCAGAGTTGTTGTTTCACTTAATGATGTGTATTCTCTTAGTAATTTTAAGAATTCATTTTGTCTGCGTTGTTCTTCAACTTTTTGTTCTTCAATAAATTGTTTTGCTGTTTCTCTTTTCTTTAAATCTTTCTCACGTGAATTCATCATAAACGCAAGCATTTTGTTTAGAACTTCAACCGCAGAACCACCAAGACCCTCACCGGGTGTTGCCATCGATGTTGGTATTTGTGTGTATCTACCTTTTTTTTGTTTATCTCCGGCAAAATAATTTATATCAGATTGTGAACGGCCGGTGAGCCTACCCATAATTGCAGGACCAAGTCTACTTCCACCTGTCATAAACTTAGCAATATTCATTGGATCAAATTTTTCTTTGACACCAGTTGCTCTTGCTTTGAATTTATCTGAGATAGCACCACCAAGCGCAGAACCAACACCTTTTCCGGATGTGATTTTATCTGCCATCAATGATGATAACGATTTACCTCTGATATTGCTTGCTACTCTGTAATCCATTTTATTTTCCCATTCTAGGATTCAATTCTTGTAAAGGTGGTGAATTCACTTCCACATTTCTTTGTCTGTTTGTGATGTTGTTTTGAATAATCACTGGAGAACTACCAGCTGAACCCTGTGACATATCTTTTTTCATGTCAGCATTTTTCATAGAAGAATCATTTAATGAAGATCCAACAGTAGTATCATTTGTTTGTAATTTTGCTTTTGACGCTCTGTCAGCGTCTAGAGCCGCACCAACTTCTTCAGGAGAATTGTGTGCTTTGTTAAATCCACCTGGCGCTTTATAAAAAGTTTCTCCCTTTTTTAAATCAACCTTGGGTAATGTATTTTTAAATAAACTTTTTGCTTTTATATCATAAGGAACACCAACAGATGCAAATTCCATCGCAAGTGCTAGTATGGCGGCATCTCTTGTTGCTCCTTGTTTTCCACTAATATAATCATCAACTGCAAATCGACCTCCATTACCTTTGGTGGTTAAACCTTTTGCAAACAATAAGTCCTGTGTGTCTTTATTTAAATATGTTTTGTCTGGATTAAGACCTAGTTTTTCAGCCATGATTTTCATTGTGCCAGGAATAAGTTGGTATTTACCAACAGCAAACAATACGTTTGGATCGGATGCATCCAACAAGCCTCCGGCATTTAATTTTTTATTGGTTCTTTTCAAATAATCAGTAATTGTCATTTTACTAAAATCTATATCATTTGATTTGAGGTACTTACCTTCATCTTTCTTGGCAAGAAAAAAATCTCCTCTATTATATGCATTATATCCTTTTTCTCCACTTTCATATTTTGAAATATTGGTTGCTAAGGCTTCTCTTCCCGTAAGAACGGCTGTCACCGTGGCGGCACCAGTAATTATTTTTGTAGCCGATGGTTGTGCGGTTGGTATGGGTTCTTGTTTTTTTGCCGTATCTGCGGCTTTTTTAGCATCAGCCGCATCCTTAATTCGTTTAGCATCAGCCGCTTCTTTGGCTTTTTTGGCCGCACTGGCCGCATCAGCCGCTTCTTTAGCTTCTTTGGCTCTTTTGGCGGCATCAGCCGCATCTTTGGTCCTTTTGGCGGCATCGGCCGCATCAGCCGCTTCTTTGGCCCTTTTGGCGGCATCAGCCGCATCTTTGGTCCTTTTGGCGGCATCGGCCGCATCAGCCGCTTCTTTGGCCCTTTTGGCGGCATCGGCCGCATCTTTGGCCCTTTTGGCGGCATCAGCCGCTTCTTTGGCGTCTTTAGCTATTTTGGCCGCATCGGCCGCTTCTTTGGCGTCTTTAGCTATTTTGGCCGCATCGGCCGCATCTTTAGCCTGTGTGGCCGGTTTTGGTGCTGTTTGTGTGGGTGGTTTTGGTGCTGTTTGTGTGGGTGGTTTTGGTGCTGTTTGTGTGGGTGGTTTTGGTGCTGTTTGTGTGGGTGTGGCAGGAGTCGATGGGCCTACACCAGTTTTAGTTTCAGCCTTTTCCTGAGCCTGACGTTTCTTGGCTTCTTTAGCCATGTGTTTCATGGCTTTACGTTTGTTCTTAATTGCTTCTTTGAATACGTTCATCACCTCTTTGTGGTTATCTGCTTTCATGTATTCATTGAGTTCATTGAAAGAATCTAATGTGTCTTGCTCTTTTATTTCTTCTTCTCTGGATTTTTCCATGAAAGAAACAATCTTTTCGAGAACTTGAGTTGCTTTTCTTGAGCCACCAGACATGCTTGGATTAAACTTTTCATAATAGCTTGATTGTCTTGGTGTATATTGATATTGTCTTTTACCTGTAAAGTAACCAATATCTTCTTTGCTTCTACCCATGAGGCGACCAACGATTGCTGGTGCAAGTTTGCTACCGCCAGTGAGGAACTTGGCGATATTCATCGGATCAAATCTCTCTTTCATGGCCATAGATTTGGCCATTGACCTATCTGACATAGTTCCACGGAGAGATGAGACAATACCCTGGCCTGATGCCAGCCTATCTGTCATTAAATTAGCGAAGCCTTTTTTTCTTATTTTGGCGGCATCGTAGTAGTTCATCTAATCTTGCTCTCGTTTATTTTTTGTTTAATCTTCTGATTTTCTTCCTCAATATATTGTATAAGCATACCAACATATACATCACGTTCCCACGGTATCATATTCTCAAGTTCCGTAAGACTGTACTTATGGTGTTGCATCAAAGAGAAATTAGTTTTATAATAATTTCTCAGATTATCATGGCCAAATGTTAACCGAAAAAACTTTCCAGTCCTTCAACGTCAAGGTTGTGTTCGAAGCCGCAACGTGAACACTTCATTTCAATTTTCTTTTCTATCTTTGGAAGATTTGCAAAGAAGTCCTCAATCTTGGAGAATTGTTGTTGATTGAGAGATTCAATGAATTCAACAATCTCCTTCGACTCAACTTCTTTTGCATAATAAAACTGTTCACCATCATAGATGTATTCTACAGATTCAGCAATCATTTCAAATGCAATATCAGAAACACTTGTTAAATTGGATAATTTACTCAATATGGAAAACTCTGGATATTTTAGTTTAATCGAAATTGTTTCATTGAGTTGTATAACATCATTGCCCTCAACAACACCCGAGACTTTAATGTCCAGTAAGTTCAGTGAAGTTTCCATGATGTTACCGCAAACTTTTTCATCAACTGTGTTATCACAACGGTATTTGTTCTCAACAACTTCTCCAACAGACCTTGCACGGAGTTGCAAAAAGTAAAATTCGATATCGATAACAGGAAGTTTCTCGATATCAATACCCTCTGTAACTGTACAGTTGTTTAGAACTTGTTTTACATTTTGTTCAATCGATTCTCTGTCTCCGGATTCCATTGCCATGAGAAGATTCTTTTGCTCTTTCACAAGGAAAGGACGAAAGCGAATCTTCTTTTTTGATAATGGTAACTCCAAGTCATAAATCGGTGTATCGATTTTTGGTAAAGCCATAATTTATATCTCCATATTTTTAAATAAAACCATTTATATTGTCATTTACAATTTCTTCACCGTCTGACAAACTATCTTGAGGTGAAACCAAATCTCTACCTAGTAAAGACTCTGTTTGTATCTGTGAAGCAAACAATGAATTCGCAATAGTGGTTTCCAAAAGTTCCATTCCAAGTGCTTCAAATGAATTGTTTCTCCAACTTGTATATGCAAATGTTACAGTGAGTTTATGGTGACCATCCGATGACCAATCAAGGTCAAGCTGATTTACTGCAATTGGAAAAGTATCTATCATTGTCGCAGAATATGACAATTCATTCTTCACATCATATTGATTGACTGTAAGTGG